ACCCCATCCTGAAGAAACCGACATATTGGTCCTCCTACGCTAATCTTATGATAGCGTTTGTAGCGTCTGCTGTAGGGAATTGAATTGTGAAAGTTCCGTTAGTCGCTGTTTTGTCAGAACCAAAAGCGATTGCACAAACAGCTGCGTTTGATTCAGATGAATTGTAAATTAATGCACCATTAGCTGTAAAAGAAGCTGATGAAAAACTTACATCCGAAAAGTCACAAAGCGCAGTTGTGCTTGACGAAGTTGGAGTAACGCTTGTTAGCGTAGCACCACCAGATGTGTAAGCAGTTCCTGATGTATTTGTAATTTCTTCTGAAGTTGAGAATGCAGTTGTTCCTGCACCTAAAGTTGCGTCACTGTCATACAAAGCAATTTTAAAAGTGTCACCAGTTGTTGCTGTGAAATCGTGAACACCTTTTAATAGTTCTACTTTAAAACTTGTACAAATTGCTGATGTAATTGCCATTTTTTATCTCCTATGGGTTTGCTGAGGTTACTGGAATTCTGACTGTACCATCTGTATAGTCGTCTCTTCTTCGTCTTCCAACTTGCTCGTTAGCAAACTTCTGTACTTCTTCTTTATACTTTTGCTCGTATAAAGTCAACATATCGATGGGACCTTTTAAGAAGCCATAAGTCTCTGCTAAACAGCAGTATAACAAGCCATTTGGGAAGTTTAAACTAACATAATTAGTAGTATTATCCGAGGCTAAAGTAGCTGGCATCTTATTATAATGCACTCTAAACTTATAATTCGTATTAGGTGTAGGAGCTAAAAAGATACGCCCAGAATTAGTATCTCCATCTCCAGTGGCATTACCAAACATAGCATAGTATTTTGGTTTACCTTGTGCTGCAGAAGTTCCTGTAATTGGTTGATACTCTTGTAGATAAGTTACATCTTTTTTCTCTAACCAAGTATTTGCCCCTGTGAGCACGGCGCTTGAATCATAAACTTGTATACCTCTAATAAATAAACATCCACCTGGAGCATTAATAGTTTCTTGTCCTGGAACTAAATTACCAGATTGTTGTCTTCTATCTGCATCGATAGGCACATCACGCATAATTCTATATTGCGCATTTAAAATAATATTTTCTAAAATATCTGTTGTTAACACATTAGAATCTGTTTCTGTGTAATTCCTAATTTGTGTAATTAATCCTGAATAACTTAATCCTGCCATTATGCTTCTTGTGTAGCTGGTCCAGCGGACGCAGATCCACCTCCTCCTTTTTCTGATGCCGTCGCAGTTGTTCCAGACGGAAATGTATAATTATTATCATCTACTTTAGTAATTGTAAATCCACTTGAGCCGTTGATTGTAGAAGCAGCTATACCGCCTACTAATTCTACATCTCTAAATCTCACAGTGTCACTTGTAGATCTGCCATGATTTGGTTCGTTAACAGAAACAGTTGCAGATCCACTAGTTGTTGTGAATGCATTTAAAGGTAAAAGATTTGGTGTTGCAGGTTCTGATCTATCCGGTCTAATATTTCTCAAAGATATAGAATCACCATTCATAGGTTTTGGCTCTAATTGTGGTTGCTTTGGTTCAAATTCAGATATGTGAACAAAAGAACCATTCCATTCTCTAACCATTTCTTTGTATGGAAACTCCATACCAGATCTATCTGATATTGCTTTTGCGTATTTACCTGTTGCAAATTTTGCCATTATGAACTTGGGTAATAAGCTTTAGGCGTAATATATGTGCTTGAAGCTGACCCATCCTCCGCTAGTGCTCGAGCTAACTCATCTTCATAAGCTAACTTCATCGCTTGAATTAATTCTGGTTTATATTTTTGTGCAAGATAATATGCTAATCCTGATACCATACAAGGCACAAATCTAAATGGCACATCCGTTGCATTTGTATAATCACCTACATCTTGTATTCTTTTTATAAAATAAAAGTGCATATCTTTAGATGCATTTGTAGAATCAGGTGTTGGATAAATATGTATTCTAACTTTGTCTATAAATCTTTCTACCCAATATTGATTAGGTGTTCCTTTTGATAATTTATTTGAAAACGCAGCATAAGTAGATCTATCTACTTTTGTCATTGGTGAATCTGCTTGTGTAGTTTGAGTTCTGTTAGATCTTAATTGTGCTTCTAAAACATCTGATATACCAAAAACACTTGCAGGAGAAGTAGTAGTTGCACTTGTGCCATCATCGGATGATCTAAAAAAATCGTAATCTGATTGTCCTTCTATCAAATCAAGATTGGTATCTCCTATTTCCCAATAATGAATACCTCTATTACCCCATTCTTGAAACAGGATATTTAAAGATCTTCTAGCATTTTTTAGTTGGTATCCAGCTACATTCTGTAAACCTATACGCTCGAAAGACTCTTCTACTATTTCATCAATAGCAAAAGTTCTATCAAAGGTAGCTGTACCCGAAGTAGTGTTAGCCATTTAAACTCCTTAGCCGGTATATCCGATAGTAACAGATGTAGTATTTGTTAAATCTAGATAAA